CACATCCTTTCTAATAACGCCCCCGGAGTAAAACAGTACAATCCGCTTTCGGCATTTCTTACACCAGCTACTGTATCACAATTATTAAACGTGAACATCAAATGGCCACCCGGTTTTAATAATTCAAATGCATCTGCTAGGTACATGCCAATAATATCCAATGGTTTAAAGTGCATAAAATGTTCCATTACAATTAAACCAATTTGCGCCGCGGGTGCATTGGCAGTTAGAAACCGCCTTTTGTCTTCGTTAATAAGTTTAAGTCTAGCTAGGCTATACAATTTTTCATTTAGATTTTCTTTAAGCCACTGATCAATATTGCACTGTTCCATAATATATAAAACGTCTGTTGCTGCAAGTGCATCAAAGAACCTTAGAGAATTAGGTCTAACGTACACGGTTGAATGTTTCCAAGACGCAAACTTCCGAATCAATGCGTTAAACTTATCTTCGTATTCTGCGTTGTCAATAAATTGGTCAAGCTCTCGATAGCTGGCAACTGGTACTAAGGTGTTACGTTGTGCGACTAGATCGTGCTGCTTAATCAACTGCTTACGTTGAACATACAAATCGTAACTTTCGATTAGTGGAACACGACTACCTTCTTGTACCAACCCGTTTGCTTGAGTTTTTATTTTGGTTATACTATCAACTATTGATGTTAGGTCTTTTAGTACGTTGTGTATATCGTTATCAACTAGTGCTAATGTTGATGCTAACTCTTCGTTCTCAAGAACGTCGATGTTGTCTCTGATAACAGAAAGTTTTTGGCTAAGTTCCGATATTTCTGGATTGATATTCCAGGAATCGATTGTTAGCTTCTGTGCTAATAGATCGCTTAGTTTCATTTAGAATTCAAATAGATTGCTGAACGTACTACTTGTATCTGTATGTGCTTTTAAATCCCAGTCCAACACACCAAGCAAGTTGTCAACCTTTTGGTCAACAACGGTTGCTTCCATTAATGCATCATCAAACGGCAAGTCTTTAAACCATTGCGGAATCTGTGTTTCGTCAGTTGGTCTAGCCACGCTTGTTATGTTAAGTGGATTGTCTTTTAACTTACATATAATTGCTTTGCTGCCATCTATAATAGACATCGTAAAGTTATCGTTGTGCATGTTGCGTAGATTATTATAATTAAATCCTGCTCGTACGTGGCCCGGCAACCTGGCACTCTCACCTTTCTTCCGGGCGTGAAGTTCCTGAGCTGTATACATAGTCAAATTATTAATACGCTTATGTGATCCTTTCTCCCATGATGGTAATGCCTTAAATTCTTTCTTAAAGGCAAGTATTTGCTCAATTACTTTTTCTTTTCCAAGCTCGTTTAGAGTTGAGTCAAGTATCTCCTTCAGAAACTCCTGAACAACTGGTGGAGTATCACTGCGTTTTAAGTCTAATCCTGTTGCTTTAATCTTACCCGGTTTATCATCAACATCAAGACGCTGCCCTTCATTGTCGATTACCATAAGGGCATAACGTTTCTTAGTAATAAACAAACCATTTGTTGCAACTACTTCACGTCCGCACTTAATAAGATCGCCGTACTGTTTCGGACAACCGAATGCTTTGTGCATATAGCCCGGGAAACTCTTATTGGCTTCGTCAGCTAGGCTATCGTATAACGCAATAGCAATATCTGCGTCCCACGCTTGCTCTCCTGCTTCGACTGCTTCTTTAACTACAGGCCATGCTGTAAAATAAGCAGAGTCGGTATCGCCATATATAATACACTCGCCGACGTGGTTGTATTCGCCGGTTAGACATTTGTTAACGTGTGCATCCATATGTTGCGCGATAGCTCGACCTGTTAATGTAGTTGACTGTCCGATGCGCTTATCAAAGAAACGACAATGCTCATTAAGGATAGCGCCGTACAGTGAGTTCAAGTTGATCTTTTTAACAAGCTGTCGCTTGTCCCAGTACGCAATGTCAGCTGTTAACCCTGCTGCAATTGCTTGTTTGAGTTTCTTCTGCATTTCCTTACGTTCAGCATACCAACGTTTAAGTAAGCCTGGAATAATGCCTGGGTTCTTCAAACTAAAGATAGTACCGTTTGCAGTTACTACCCATGGTTGATCACTGTTAAAGATTAGATCGTATGCATCTTTAGCAGATATTGTAGAGTCACCTGCAAGTTTAGCGAATGTTGACAAGTCGTCTGATGTCTTTGGTTCCCAATCAATTGTAACTTCAAAATCATCACGTCGGTCCATTACTGCCGTATATTCTAACGTACCGAACAAGCCTTCCCATGCCGCTGCGAACGTAGACCCCTTTTTCTTCTTAGACTTGCCGGATGGTAACGTTATCATCTTGTCTGCCATCTTGTCAGCAATGTACTTGTCTGTTTCAATTGGGCGTATCTGCCCAACAATAGTTTCTGGTGCCATGTTACATGCTTGAATAGCAGATGGATACAGACTGTTAATGTCAACAGAACCGACCCACTTGTGCAATCCTTTCCTTGGATATGCTACATACGCGCCTGCCGCTTTTGTATTTTCATCTGGACCGTAACGTACCTTGTCTGGCACCACGAAACCTTTTTCGTGTGCTTCGTTAATAATTGCTTGTTCTGTAACTGCAACCGCACCCATTGTCTTCGGTAGAAGTACTGTGTTTTCGTGAGCAACTGAGTTAGCTAAGTCAATGAACTTCAGCTTTTGATCTAGCTTATGTAGTAGCATTGTATCTTGTTGATTGTACTCAATAAACTTCGGAAAGTCGTTGTTGTACAGATCATCAAGCGACCCATCGTATGCAACCTTACGTTCGTTTAGTTCGTACTCACCAATTGCATCTAAGCTGTACGAATGCATTTCGTGATATGTGTACTTGCGATACAACTGCATGTAATCTAGATGTATACGCCCAATTAAATCGTATGTAATGTTCTCAGCACCGAATCGTTCAAATATGCGCTTCTTAGGAAGTTTGTTCCATAAGCAGAAACGTCGTGTATCATCTTTACTCAGTACTCGTGTAATACGATTAACCATGTATGGAATATCGTACCCTTCACTGTTCCAACCGCTTAATACATCTGCATCTTCGATAATGTCAAGGAAGTCTTTAAACATTTCCTTCTCATCTGTATACAGAATTGTGTTTTCGTACTGTGAGCAAATTTCCTTTGCTTCTTGCGGTGACATATGACGTGGCGCGATGACCTGCGTAATCATTTGATTGGACCAGTTTAAGTAAGTTGATATAGCAGTTACTTTGTTGAAGGGATCAGTCACTGGACTAAATCCTTTTTCTTTGTCAAAGTCTACTTCAATATCAAAGAACGCCGTTTGCAAATTTGGAAATTCTGCTCCCTTGTAGTTGCGTTCAAGACAACGTGCAATAGGCTGGAAGTCGCTTTCATACAACTTCGAACCCATGTGCATACGTTTTTCTTTTTGATACTCTTTGTGTGAATGTGAAGTAAACTTACTAACTGGCCTGTCGTAGACTGTTCTGTGTTTACCGCGGGGGTCTTCGAAATAGAATGTGTACTCCGCAGGGTATTCAACAAAGACACGTTTACCGTGTATGCGCTCTACTACATGAACCGTGTCTTTGTCTTTGTCGTAACGAGCGTCAACAAAACTCATGTTGTATTACCACGTGGTGGTGGTGTTGGTGCTGGTGGAGGGGAGGTCGGCTTTTGTGAAGATGTTTGTTTCTTAACTGCGCCGGTCCCACCCATCAGAGTTCCTTCCTTAAGCGGGTTGCTCATTTATTCGGTGCGACCAACCGTTTCTAGAATGTTTTCCAACAGTTCAAAATCTGTAGTGGCTGAGTGGAATGATGACTTGTGTGCTGTTTTAATTGCTTTATTTAATACAGCTGGTTTGATTTCCATTTCTTCTGCAATTGCTTTTACAGTGTCTTTAAGACCACCGCTTAGTATTTCGATCTCACCTAGTACTGCTAGACCTTCGCTCATTAAGTGCTTGAGTTTAGCCTTTTCTTCTGGGTTAAAAATTTTTGTATCTGACATCTATAGTTCTCCTTTGAACGTGAATTATACTGCA